TGGCGCCGGCCAGATCAACGCTGGCCGCATCGGTTCTTCCAAGACCCTGACCGCCGGCTACGCCGCTGCCTCGAAGACCGCCAAGGGCGACGAGCTGGTGAGCGCGATCGGCGACCTCAAGGTGGCGATGAAGAAGAAGGACGTGCCCACCGACAACCTGGTGTGCATCGTTCCTCCCGATGAGTACGACTTCCTGAACGAAGGCTCCAAGATCATCAACACCGACTTCAACGCCGACGGCTCCAACGGGGGCCTGGCCAGTGGTCGCGTGCTGCGGGTCAAGGGGATCCCCGTGATCGAGTCGAACCACGTCACCCAAGCTGCCTACACCAACGGCACCTACGACAAGAACACCGCCTACCAGCAGGATCTGTCGAAGTGCCGCGGCCTGATCTTCCATCGGGACGCGATCGGTGTGCTGACCCTGCGCTCCCCGAGCCTGCAGGTGACGCCCAAGGGCGGTGACTTCAACATCATGTACCAGGCCAGCCTGATGGTCGCCCGTATGGCGATCGGCATGGGTGTCCTGCGTGCTGAATGTGCTGCGGTGATCGAGATCCCGTAGGCTGCCTTTGGCGCGAACCACACGGGAATCCTGGCCCTGCCCTTTCGGGTGGGGCCTTTTTGTGGCCGCCGATAGCATGAGCTCAACACACCTGCAGACGAATGGGCAGCGCCAATCAAGCCGTGACGCCGGGGCGCACCACGCTGCTGGAGGCGGTGAACGTGTGCCTGCAGGCGATCGGTGAGCAGCCGGTCAACAGCCTGGAGGATCAGCAGGTGGTGGAGGCTTCCATGGCGGAGCGCACCCTGCTCGAGGTGCACAAGGAAGGGCAGACGAGGGGCTGGAGCTGGAACAAGGAGGCGGCCTATCCCTTCACGGTGGACGTGAGCACCAGCGAGATTTCGGTGCCGGCCAATGTGATCAGCTTCACGCCGGATCCCTATGAATGGGCCGGCCGCTTCCAGCTCCGCGGGCTGCGGGTCTACGACCGGGAGCGACGCACCTACGAGATGGAGGCCGGCATCTCACCGCTGTATGCGGACGTGATCTTCCTGCTGCCGTGGGATGAAAGCCCGGAGGTGTTCAACCGCTGGGTGACGGCCCGTGCTGCCCGGGTGTTCGGCGGCCGGGTGCTGGGCAGCGATGGGGCGTTCCGCTTCACGGCGATCGACGAGCAGCAGGCCCTGGTGGAGCTGCAGCGGGTGGAGATGGAGCAGGCGGCAGCCAATGCGCTGACCGGCGGGCCGGGGCTGCGGCCGTTCCCCACCTACTCGCCTGGACTGGGCCTGGTGAACCGCCGCCTGGGGAGCTACCACCTTGGCTAATCTCGCCAGCTATTCCATCCCCAACCTGATCCAGGGGGTGAGCCAGCAGCCGGACGCGCAGCGCGATCCCTCGCAGGCGGAGATCCAGATCAACGGGATGAGCAGCCTGGCTGATGGGCTGCGCAAGCGTGAGCACAGCGCGGCGATCGCCAAGGTGAGCACCGCCAGCTTCGGCGATGTGTACTTCCACTCGATCCTGCGGGATGCGGGGGAGAAGTACCTGGTGGTGATCGGCAAGACCGCGATCAAGGTGTTCGATCTCAACGGCGTCGAGAAGACCGTCAGCGCCCCGTCCGGCTACGGCTACCTGTCCACGGTGGTGAGCGCGACGCAGGACATCAGGGCGGCGACGATCGCGGACTACACCTTCATCTCCAACACCAAGAAGGTGCCGGCGATGGATGCAGCGCTGGCCCCGGCGACCGCACGGCCGGCGACGCATGAGGCGCTGGTGTGGGTCAAGGCCGCCAACTACGGCCAGACCTACACGGTGAACGTGAACGGCACTGCGGCGAGCGTGCAGACCGCTGTGGCCCCGGTGATCGTGTCGGGTTCCACCACGACCGAGAACCGGATCAGCACCGCCACGATCGCGGAGTCGCTGCGGACGGCCCTGGCCGGGGTGAGCGGTGTGACGATCACCCGCAACGGCAGCGTGCTGCACCTGACGAGCAGCAGCGCGATCACGATTGCGGCCAACGACGCCCGGGCCAATGCGGACATCACGGCGATCACCAACAGCGTGCAGGCGTTCACGGAGCTGCCGACGATCGCCCCGACCGGCTACCAGATCGAGGTGACGGGAGATCCGGGCAACCAGTTCGACGGCTACTACGTGAAGTTCGTGCCGCGCAGTGGGGCCGGCACCTTCGGCGAGGGCTCATGGGAGGAGACGGTGAGCCCCGGGGTCACGTACAAGCTCGACCCGGCGACGATGCCGCACCTGCTGGTGCGCCTGAGCAAAGGCACCTTCTACTTCGGCCCGGCCAACGGCAGCACGCAGAGCGGCACCGTGCTGCCCTCCTGGGGGCAGCGGGTGGCGGGTGACTACGACACGGCGCCGGACCCCAGCTTCGTGGGCCAGGCGATCCAGGACGTGTTCATCTACAAGAACCGGCTGGGCTTTCTGGCGGACGAGAACGTGGTGCTGAGCCGCACCAGGGACTTCTTCGAGTTCTTCCCGGAGACGGTGACGACGGTGCTGGACACCGATCCGATCGACATCACCGCCAGCAACAACCGGGTGTCGGTGCTGCGGTATGCGATCCCGTACCAGGACGAGCTGATCATCTTCTCGGACCAGATCCAGTTCCGCTTCAACGCTGCGGAGACGGTGCTGACGCCGGCCACAGCGGTGATCACCGTGCTGACGCAGTTCGAGATCGACCCCAACTGCAGGCCCATCCCAGTGGCCGGCACGATCATCTTCTGCCAGGCCAACGGCCAGTGGTCGCAGTTCCGGGAGTTAAGCGTCCGCGGGGCCGGCACTGCCCTGGTGGCGGATGCGTCCGATCTGACCGTCTACCTGAGCAGCTACGTGCCCAGCGGCGTGCTTCGCATGACCGCGAATGACACAAGCAACGTCTGGTTTGCGATCAGCAATGCCGCCGGCTACCAGGACCGGGTCTACGTGCACAAGTTCTTCTTCCGCAACAGCGGCAACGGGGCGGAGCGTGCGCAGAGCAGCTGGTCCTACTGGCAGTTCAACGGTGCCGACAAGGTGCTGCAGATCCTCTGCGTGGAGGAGGTGCTCTATTGCCTGATGGAGTACGCCGGGGAGGTGTGGCTGGAGAAGCTGCCGGTGGCGGATCGGGCCACGCAGGCATCGCCGCTGCTGGACCGGCAGGTGACGACCACTGCAGAGACCCCCACGGCGCTGCGGGTGGCGGCCGGCACCTACGACCCCGTCGCCAAGACGACGACGTGGACGCTGCCGTACACGATCAAGGCGCCGACGCAGGCGTGGACAACGCAGGGCAACGCGCAGAAGGCCGGGGTGCTGCTGGGTGCGGCGAGCAGCGGCAGCACGATCGTGGCCAACGGCGACTGGTCGACCGCTGCGGTGTCGTTCGGCGAGAGCTACGAGTTCCGGTATCGCTTCACCCGGTTCAAGCTCTACCGGGAGATCGGTGGCGGCAAGGCGGCGGCCAATGTGGAGCGGACGCAGATCCGCCACGCCAAGCTGCGGTACCACGAGACGACTTACTTCAAGGCCAAGGTGATGGCCGAGCGGCGGCCGGAGGCGGTCTACACCTTCGACGGCACGATTCTGGGGGCGAGGGATTCCAAGATCGGCGCCAGTGATGAGGCCCGCTACTGCGAGGGCGTGTTCACGATCCCGATCCAGGCCAAGGGTGAAACCACGATTGTGGAGATCCTGAACGACACGCCGAACCCCTGCCGGTTCAGCACGTGCGAGTGGGTGGGGCTGATCACCGGCCCGGCTCGGAGCCTGCAATGAGATGGGCGGAGCCGACCCCTGAACGGGTCGAGTACATCGCGGCCAACCTGCGGCGGCAGGACGTGCTCGAGGTGGCCTACAGCCATGGCATCAGCGGCCGGGAAGCGGTCTACGACAGCTGGGCCGCCAGCTCGGAGTGCCGTTGCATTGACGGTGACGACGGCGTGCCGGTGGGCATCTGCGGCGTGACGCCCCAGGAGGAGACGCACCTGATCTGGCTGCTGGCCACTGATGGGTTGCTGGCCACCAGCAGCCACCAGCGGCAGTTTCTGCGCGGCGGCCGGCGGTGGGTGGATGGCGTGATCGACCGCTTGGTGGAGCTCAACGGCTATGCAGTGCTGGAG